ACCACCACTATTTAAGTTTCGCCCGCTTTGCAAGTCTCGGCTCGCAGGTCCAGATCCGCCCCGACCCAGGCAATGGCCCCGAGGGCAGATTGCGGCACGTCGCCCGATGCCCCGAAAGCCTTAACCAGATCGGCCATGCTCATCCCATGTTGCAGCAGCAAAGAGAGCGAAATGCAGGCGTCGACCATAAGGGCGCTGAAATCGTTCCCCTCCTTGGTCGACCGCATAAATGCCTCGCGCACATAGCCGTCCTCGCCAAATCCAAACGTGCAATCGAAGGCCTGGCCGCGATGTTCGACCGGGACCGTCAGGCCGTGCCGGCGATTTGGAAGTGGTGTTCTGGTCACATCGTCCCCGCATATTTTTCGGCAACTGCCCGCGCGATTTTTAATCGCTTGAACTTTTCCATAAAAAATCCCGCTGGGTGGCCTTCGTGCCTGATCGCATAGCGCCACGGACGCTCGCGCTCAATGATGATTGAAGCGCGAGGGCCGCAGACAATATAAGCCCGCATTCCATAGCGTTTCAGGCCTTTGCGCGGGTTCATTTGCGTCGGCGTGTGCTGGGCGCAGCTGTGAAGAGCGGCGTCGTCTGGTGGGCGCGGCCAGGCTGGCGCTTTTCAAGCACCGCCGCGGCAATGCACAGGGCGTCGGATGCCTCCTCGTCGCAGCAAGGCCAGCCCCGTGCCTTGCAGGCTTTGTTTACGGCCAGTTTCAGCGCCGCAGATTTGTTCGGCATGTTGCCCTTGCCAAGCATCTGCAGGCGCGCGTCTGATTCCTGCATGATCTCGATCGGAATTTTGTTGATGGCCGCCAGGCGGTTCAATATCGCAAAGCCGCCATACATGGGCAACAGATTCATTGGCGTATCGCCGCGCCGGGTAAATGGACGCGCGACCCCCAGAATGTCGGGCTCAAATTTGTTTATCAGCCCTTGAAGATGCGCCTCCATGGTCAGAAGCGCTTCTCCGAATGGAGACCAGTTTTTAAACAATTCACGGGTTCCTGACCGGGCAATGCCGGGGGCCAGGAACCCGTGACCGCATTTACGGCCCAAATCATAGGCCAAAATCCGCATTATTTTTCCAGGTGGTCTTCGGAAGTTTCGTCGCCGACAACTTCCGGTGCCGGGGCCAGGTCGCCAGCCGCGAACATCTCGAATTGCGTGCCTTCCATGGCTTCGCGCCAAAGTTCGGTCTGCTGGCGTTCGTCGGCCGGCATATCCTTCTCGGCTTCGGCCGCCTTCTTGTTGGCCAAGATACGCTTCAGTTCCTTGGTGATGACGGACTTCTTCAAGCCCAGATCATTGGCCGCTTCTTCGTACAGGTTCTTAAAGTCGGACCTATACCCGGCCATGTCGCTGGCCATGGCATCGGACAGGTTGATGAACCGCTCGACAAAATCCGCGCCCTGGGCGCGAAGGCTGGCCAGATTGTGCCCGGCGCCGGGGGATTCTCGAGTTTCCTTGCGGTTTGCCTTCGCCGCCTTGGGCTTCTTTTCTGCGGCTTCCTTGGGCACTTTCGGTGCCTTCGCCTTTTTCTTCGCTGCCATGCAAACTCTCCGTGTTGTGTGAAAAGGCTGTTGCCGACAGCCCAGCGGTATTTAGACGGGCGCGCGCCCGAACGCTTCCGGGCACAGGTCGTAGCGGGTGACCGGATCTAGCGGCTTGGTCTGCGCCAAGGCTTTCTTGACGGCCTCTTCGACCTTCAGGGCTCGCTTGACCGGGCAGACCTTCCACTGGGCCACGGCTGGGGGAGAAACCCCTATTTCAGCCGCCAGCTTTGCCTTCGAGCCGACTATCAGGATGGCCTGTTCGAGCGCCTTTTCTGGGGTCATTTGCTACACCTTGGGGGAAATAAGCGCCAAAAATCTATTAGCATGGCTTAACTCTGTCAAACCTTCCCTTTTCCGCCGATTAAGTTTGTTCTTGCTAGACGTGCGAAACTCTGGCAGCGTTCGGCCCGATTTAAAGGGGCTGGAATGTCGTCAAATACACCGCATTTGCTGCTGCTGGACGCCAGCGGCTTCGCCTACCGCGCCTTTCACGCCACGAACCCTGTCTATCGGGCCAAGGATGGTGAGCCGATCGGGGCCGTTCTAGGCTTTATGGGTATGTCCTGGCGTCTTTTGGGCGCCGCGGAGGCCGACAAGCCGACCCACGGCGCTGCTGTATTCGACGCCCCGGGCAAGAATTTTCGCCACACACTGGCCCCAGATTACAAGGCAAACCGGCCTGTCGCGCGCAATGTCGAATTGTCCGGCCAGCTGCAATATATGCGGCACGCGGCCGAAACCTTGGGCCTGCATCCTGTCGAGGCCACCGGCTTTGAGGCCGACGACGTGATTGCCACCTTGGCCACCCAAGCCAAGGCGGCGGGCATGCGCACCACCATCGTCAGTTCGGACAAGGATTTCGGCCAATTGGTCGAGGACGGATGGATTGAAATATTCGATCCCCTGCAGAAGCGCCGGATGCTGGCGGCCGACATAGAGGCCAAGATGGGCGTCCCCCCTGCCATGGTTCCCCACGTGCAGGCCCTCTGGGGCGACACGGTGGACAATATCATAGGGGTGGACGGGGTAGGCCGGGACAAGGCGGCCCGTCTGGTGCGCCGCTGGGGCGGCGTGGAGGCCGTTCTGGCATCGGCCAAGGAGGTCCGATGGATTCCTGTGCGGGACCAGCTGCTCAAGAAGCCCGTGGCCGAGCGGGTCCGCCTGAACCTGAAACTGACCACGTTGCGGCGCAACGTAAAGCTGGCGGCCGCCCCGACTGATCTGGTGCTTGAACCTATCATGCGCAGCCACCTGACCGAGATCATGCGGGCCCTGGGCGCTCCCCACTATATGGAGGCCATTTTCGCCCTCGACCCCCAGATGGCGCGGGTGGTCGAGCATGTTGCGGATTCAGAGGGCTGGTGGCGCGAGGAATTGGCCCATCCCGGTCAGGCCCTCCCAGAAATGCCGCAGTCGGGATATTTCCAGCGAAAGCTGGTGCGCGGTGGGCCTTTTGTGCCGGCGCGCATCTGGCGCGAGCCCCACATTGACGCCGAGACCGGGCAGCCCAGCGGCATGGACGTTCTGCGTTGTGAGGTCGGCGGCAAGGTGCGCGACCCATTCGCCGAGTGGACACGCCTTTCCATGACGCCGATTAAAAAAAGCGATTTCGAATTCGGCAAGGCTGATGCGGCCCACGCCAAGAAATGGCGCCCGGATTCGCCCGCCGCCAACCCAGGAAAACCCATCGATCTTCTTTCCCAACCCAAGCCCACCAACCCCCGCAGGAGAACACCGGCATGAGCGATACAGCAACGATAGGCCATAATCGGGGGATTTCTCTCCCCAGCGACGAGGAGATGCTGGCCGAACTGCAGCGCAAATACCCCGAGATCGAGCGGGAAATCGGCGAGTTCGAGAAAGCCCTGGCGACCTTCCCCGATGAACTGACGCTGGAACAGCCAGACGTCGCGGAGGCCCTGCAGGACCTTCTCGGCCAGATGAAAAAGACCCAGAAGGTTTGGAGCAAGGCGCATGCGCCGGCCGAAAAGGGCCCGCTGAACAAGCTGGTGAAGGTGGTGACCAATTTCTTCACCAAGGCTGACGAGCGCATGGACGGCATGCTGGATACTTGGGCTCCGCGTTATCAGGCCTATCTGGACAAGAAAAAGGTCGCCGCCGAGCGCAAGATGGCTGAGGAAGCCGAAAAGCAGCGCCAGGCCGCCGAGGCTGCCCGCCTCGCTGCCGAGGCTGCCGAGGAAGAGCGGCGGAAATCCGAGGCCCGCGCTGCCGAGGAGCGCCGCAAGGAGCAGGAAGCCCGTGAAGCCGCCGAACGGGCTGCCCGCGAGAAAGAGGAGGCCGAGGCCCGCGCCGCCGCCGCCAAGGAAGAGGAGCGGCGCCTGGCTGCCGAAAAGGCCGCAAAGGACCGCGCCGAAAAGGAGGGTAATGTCACCGCTCTGCGCGAGATCAAGGCCCTGATGAAGACGGCAGAAAAGCTGCACCTTCTGGGCGAGGCCGACGAGGCCACCGAGGACGAGATCAAGGCGCTGGACGAACTGATCCGGCCCGGTGGCACCATCGGCACACAGGCTGGCCCTGTGGCTTCCTCGGCCTTGCTGGACGACGACCAGCGCACCGATATTGAGGCGGTTCGGGGCCGCCTGACGGCCCTGCGCGACGCCATCAACGCCCGGTTCAACAAGCGTGAACAGACGCGCCGCGAGAAGGAGCGCAAGATTGCGGAGGAGGCGGATGCCAAATTGGCCGAGGAGCGCCGCCTTGCCCGCGAGGCCGAAGACAAGAAGCTGGCCGAGGCCCGCGCCAAGCGCGAGGAAGAGGAAGCGGCTGTCGAGCGGGCCAAGCAGGAAAAGAAGGATTCCGAGGCCAGGGCGCGCGAGGCGCGCGGCGAGGCCCGGAGCGCGGAATCCGGCGCCAAGGCGGCGGGCAAGACGGCCGACCGGCACGAAACCGACGCCCAGCGGGCCGACAACCGGGCCGACCGGGTCGAGAACAAGCTGGAAAACAGCACTGACGCCGAATTGTCCCGCTCGCGCGGCGATCTGGGCACGGTTGGCAGCCTGACGCGCCGGTGGGCCTATTACATCACCGACGAGGCCGCGCTGCGGGCCGTCAGCGGCCCCCTTGGCGAGCATTTGACCACCACGGCCTTGGAGGGCGCGACATTCCACTGGATGCGGGCCCACCAGCCCGGCTGGGCCGGTCAGACCCGCGTGGAAAACGCCCTGCCCGGGGTCGTTTTTGCCTATGAGCAAGAGGCCAGGATCGTCTAGAGTTTCGCATGACCCGCGAGGGTTCCCATTCCTTCCATACGGAGAAAACAATGAAGACCGATTTTGCCGAGCCTGAAATCATTGCGCAGGACGAAGACGCCGTGGCGGTCAGCGCCCCCAGCTTGGGGACATTGATGCAGGTTAGCGAGGCCGAGGTGAACCGCCAGATTATGCAGGCGATGGCCTACCCCCGCACTCTGGACAAGTTCCGCAAGGACCTGCAGGCCATGGTCTGCTACGACGAGGAGACTGCCATTTCCTGCATGTATTCGCTCAAGCGCGACGGCAAGCAGATCGTCGGCCCCAGCGTCCGCTTCGCCGAGGCCGCGTTTCAGTGCTGGGGCAATGCCCGGTGCGGCTCCCGCATCGTGGATATCGGCGACGAATTTGTCACCGCGCAGGGCTTCTATTGGGATCTGGAAAAGAACACCGGCCTGGCTTTCGAAGTCCTCAATCGCATCACCACCCGGGAAGGCAAGCGCTATGGCGACGACATGATCATGACCGCCGGCAACGCCGCCGGGTCGAAAGCCGTGCGCAATGCCATCCACAAGGGCATCCCAAAGACCGCTTGGAACCCGATCTTTAAGCTGGCCATGAACCTTGCTGTTGGTAAGGGCGAAAGCATCAGCCTGAAGCGCGACAACATGGTCAAGGCCTTTGCGCCGCTGAACGTGGACAAGGCCCAGATTCTTGGCCTGATAGGCGTGCGCAGCCTCGATGAGGTTAGCATTGACGATCTGGTCTTCATGTTTGGCGTCCTGAATTCGATCAGGGACGGCGAGCAGACGGTCGAGAAGGTCTTCTCACTGGACAACATGAGCAACCCGGATCAGGTGAAACCGGCGGCGCCGCGCCGCAATGATTTTGCTGGGACCGACAAAAAGCAGCCCACCAAGACACAAGAAAAGGCCGAGACCAAGGAAGACGAGAAGCCCAAGGATCCTGACGACGCCAAGCCGGATCAAGGGGAAGACGACCGCATCGATCTGGTCAAGGATCTATACAAGGAACTGGAAGCGGCTAGGCGCATCCGGGATGTTCCAGACATTTGCGAGCGCGGCATCGACGCTGGAATACTGACAGACGCCGAGGAAACGGCATGGCGCCAGGCTTGCAAAGATCGATCAGACGCCATTCTGGACGCCGCCAAAAAGAAGCCGGGGTAATCATGGCCAAGAAACCCAAGAACGGCCGCCCGCGCACCAAGCCACCGGCACCATCATTTGACCGGATGGTGGGGGCCCGTGTTCGGGTGCGTCGCACGATCCTGAAACTCGCGCCGGCCGCCTTTGCCAAAAGCATCGGGAAGTCCGTTTCCCAGCTGTACCGCTACGAATCGGGCGACGTTCGATGCGATGCACAAACACTGGTCAAGATGGCGAAGGCGCTGGCGTGCCAGCCGTCAGACCTGATTGACGGGATCAACGCGAAATGACCGAAGACGAAGCCAAGACCAAGTGGTGCTTTGCTGCCGTGGCCAGCCATACAGACCCGCGCCGTGGGTTCGAGCCTCCGCCAGAACCAAGCACGGACGGCATCATCTATCGGGACAAAAACGCCCCTGCCTCCACGCCCAAGCAATTCCCCTGCATCGCCTCTGCCTGCATGGCGTGGCGCTGGGCGTCGTGGAAGCAACGCGTCACGTCCTATGACCCCGGCTACGGCGACAAGACGAACGGCTACTGCGGCCTGGCTGGCAAGCCATGACCAAGACGGTCACCCGCGCCATGGCCGTCAACGCCCTGCTCCATCGCTTTGCCACGCATGGGACCGTGGACGTGGCTTTGGAGCCTGGCAGGCATTTCATCCCCTGCGCGATCTGCGGCGAGCCGCTACTGCCAGAACAGGCCATCGAGTTCGACCATACCCATGCCGATGTTCATGGCGGCCCGCACGAATATCGAAACCTTCGCCCCCTGCACAAAGACTGCCACAAGAAAAAGACCAAGGCCGATGTGCAGGCGCAGGCAAAAGGCGACCGCATCCTGGGACTGACGAAAAACAATCCCAAAGCCAAGATCAGAAGCCCCGGCTTTTCCAAATCCCACAAGCCCATGATAGGAAGGTTCAATGGCTGAGTTTGAAGCCTGCAGCATGAAAGACTGTCCATCCCGCGCCCGCGGCGCCAAGCACGCGCACGTCGCTGGAATCCAGCGGCCCAGGCTCCGGGTCGTCCCACCAACCGCCAGCAATTATCAGGAACGGGAAGACGCCCTGAAGACTTATATTGACAGCATCCCCGCGAACTTGCTGCGCGCCTATCTCACCGAGCATATAACCGACGCGCACCCACATGAAGTGGACAAATGGGTGGTGCTGCTTCGGGCGACCGGTGCCGTGCCGGCCAGGGAGGCATTATGAGCGGGATCGGCTTTGGCGTGTTTATTCTGATGCTCATTCTGGTGCTTTCTTTGTTCGGGATGATTTCCTGCCTTGAGGAGAAGGTGGAAAGCCTGGAAAAGCGAATGCGAGAAATAGCGCCATGGCTTAACCCATGACCGACTGCCTCAATTTCACCAGCGGCAACAATGCCTGTTTATCACTTCGCATCCTGGCCGAGCGCGTGCGCGCCGGGGACGCCAAGGTCATCATTTCGCATGTGCGGGAGACTGGTGTGCTGGAATTGAAGGTCTCGGGATCATTTGTGCTAGAAAATTCACCGACGCCTGAGAGGGGTTAGCATGTCCACCGTCTTCCTGCGTACCACTACCGAATCTGGCCCACGCACCATCGTATTCAGCGCCAGCGAAGGCGACGCCAGGCTGCTGGCCGAGCGGCTTGTGCTGGACTTCAGCACCGACGTCCCGCCGATCGTCATCCTGCCAGAGCGCCCAGCGCGCGCCAGCGTAGCCCAGATCATAGTCCACCGCGTCAAGGCGCTAGACCGAGAACTTGCCAGCATAAAGCGGCGCAGCAAACAAAAAAGCCGCCAGCCTTCGCCAGCGGCCATTCTGAATATTGTTCGAGCTTAACGCGCGACGCTTTTCACGGACAGGCCTGCAAATAATACGACCGCCCGGTGATGTGCTGATATTGGTCTAAGGTGCCCTGCAGCTGGTCGGAATATGCGCGCACCAGATCCGGGTTGCCCGCCTTGACCGCAGAGCATTTCTTAAATTGCAGATCGAATATCTGGCCGCCGATAACAACGCCCATAATGTCGTTCGACCGCTGGTCCAGCCGGCTGGCAAGTTCGGTTTGTGCTTTGCGCATCGGTTCCAGATCTGCCGCCTTGGCGTAATCTAGACCAGACGTTCCCAAAACCGTTACAAACCCAAAAGCCCAAGCAAGGTGCATTGTGATCCCCACAGTCGCATATGACGCCAGCATGGCAATAATTACCCGCCAGCCATAAAACCGGCCACTCTCAAATTCCTCGCGCCGCGGCCATGCAGCAGTCGCCACACCCTTGGCCGCTTTTATCATCTCATCCACTGGCCTGCGCCCCCCAATTGCACAGCGCCTTGCCGACGGCATTGTGTTCCTTGGCCTGCACTATCGTATCTGCGCTGTCTGCCTTGCTCCAATAGATCGGCTTGGCCACGTCGCAGAACGACGCATGCCCAGCCTCAGTCGCGGCGGAACCCGTCATCGGTGTCGCGCACCCGGTCAGGATGCCGCACAGCATCATCACGCACAGCGGCCCGCGCATCCTTTGCCCTCTTGATCTCATCCAATGCCCCCTGCAGGTGCTTGCTAAGAGCCACCGCCGTGGCCGTGTCGAGAGCCTTCTGGCTTTCGAGATAGTTCACCACGGCCACAATGGCAGAGATGACGCCCGAAATGAGCGCCAGCCACGTCACTGGACCTTCGCTGCCGAGGAAGGCGTGACAGTGGTGGTGCCAAATGTCTTTAGTGCCCAGGTGATGACGGCCACGATGCCCTGGATGCCGGCGACAATCTCGATCTGCGTGGGCGCATCAAGATCAAACCCGAACACTGCGGCAATGCTGGCCAGTACGCCAATGGCCTGGGTCCAGTTGATTTTTGAAAGCCATGCTGACTTAACGTCCACCACCACTGTATCTGCCATGTCACTCTCCTCTCATTGCCGGTGCCGCCGGTACGGTTAAATTACGGAACAACCGTCACAACATTGACGTTGCTCCACAGTGCCCCGGTGGGAAGGCCGGCGGCAGACGTGGGGAGCCCCGGCAAATACACGTTGATGGCCTGCAGCTTCGCGGTGGAATTGCTGTTCCCATCCACCAGATAGGTCGTTGCATCCGATCCGTTCAGGCCAAGAGATGTAATGTTTCCGGTTCCGGCGCCCAAGCGGATGGCAACGCCAGTTGCTGTCGTCAGCAAATAGGTCGCCGCCTTTGTCACCTGCCGGAACGAATTGTCTCCGATAAACAGCTCGTTATGGTCAGCGCCAGGCGTGACGATGCCGTTCACACCACCGACCGGGACGGAATTCGTCCAAACGTCCATGATCGCGTTCCCGGAAATCGTCGCCCCATAATTGTTCTGGGTCAGATAGATGCCGTTGGGTGACGGCTCCTTGATCACATTTCCGCTGATTGTCATGCCGATGGTGTTATAGGCAAGCACAGCGCCATCATTCGCGCTTGTTGCCGTCCCATATGCCTGGACGATATTTCCAATGATGGTTCCGGTCGCAAACTCCGTTGCAGAGCCGGTGAGGCTAATGCCGTTGCCCATGCTGCCATCCGACACAGTGCTGTCGAGCACATTGCCGACGATGGAAATTCCCAGAGGCGCATAAACGTAATTGATGCCACCGCTATCCTTAGATGACCCTGCGGTGATGCCGTAATATGTATTGGCGATGATATTGTTGGCGATGGTGATGTAAGCGCCCGCATGGGTATCAATCGCAACCCATGTCGTAATATTTTTGATCCTGTTGTTGGTGACGGTAATCTTCACAGACCGCGGCTGCGACGTGAGATTTCCCGCATCGCTACTCGCTCTGCTCATCAGAATGCCATAGGCATTGCTGCCGCTCACGCCAGCGCCACTGATGGATGAGATGGAGTTGCCAGAAATATCGCCATCTAGGCCGGACAGAACAGCGATTCCAGCATACGGGAGCGTGGAGATCGTGTTGTTGATAATCTTGAAACCGTTGATGTAATCGGCTTCGATACCAGCAGCGCCCCACCCGGAAATGGTCAGGTTTTTGGCCGTGAAATTCGTGATGTATGTCGGCGCAATGCCGGCGCTGAATGTGCCATGAGCATAAATCGCGTTTTCCGCGCTGTGATAGGTCGCAGACTGAGCGCCGTTGATGGTAATCCCGTCAAACGTCACGTTGCTTGCGGTCACGACGAACCCAGCGACATTCTGGGTCGCCTGCGTGACGGTCCCGGCGCCATAGATGGTCAGAGCCTTGGAAATGGTCAGCGCATCTGTGATCTTGAAATAACTGGACGTCTTCGGAAAGAGAATGCCGGTGCCTGCCGCCGCGGCATTGATCACCGCCTGGATAGCAGCCGTGTCGTCGGTTGACCCATCACCAACCGCACCACCCCACGTCACATCGACGTAGGCGGTCTTCGGATTCGGCGCGGATAGCGGCGTGGAAGTCGGGGCCGCCACGCTGAATGGGTTATAGGACATAGGTACGCCTCATTTATTCCAGACGCTATTAAAGACCCAGATAGCTGATCGTCATGGTTGTGTATGGGAAGGACCCGCCCACCACCGCATCTGATCCACCTGTGCCAGTTACAGAGGTGTCTATTTCTACAGTGTCGGTGGTCCCGTTCATGGAAAGGATGCGGCACCCCGACGCCATTTGTGACAATTGACCGCTCGCCGCAGAGAAAGGACCTACTTGAAGTCTCGTTGCAGGAGACTGGACCAGCCCGTTCTTTGAGATATAGACCTGCACGTTTGCAATAAGGGTGACAACGCTTGCCTGCAAAGTGGTGCACACTAAATAAGAACCAGATCGCTTCGGCGTATATCTCCCACTGCCCGTCGCATAACCAGACTGTGTGTCGATTTCCACCGTGTCGAATTTAACGACGGTATTGGTAGCATCCGTAACACTCATGTTCGAGGCGAGGGAAACCTGCAGTACAGAAGCAACCTGTGGGACGGCACCAGGGCCAACTGGCAATGCCACCTGCGCCGCACCAGGCAGAGACAGCGCAAACAGGACGGCAAAAGTGCGGAGGATCGTTTTCATGTCAGTTCAGCCCATAGCCGGAGAACGGATGCGCGCTGTCTGACGAGATGACGGACACCGCAGTGGATGCGGGGGCCACTGTGTAGGATTGACCCGGCAGGATGCAGGTCGTATCGCCGGACGACGTGGTGCCGGTCGCCGTCCCGATCTCATTGATGCACAGATTGATCGTGGCGCTGGGCGGGTTCTGGATAAAGCCGCCAGCCGTGCGGCCGCCAGCCGAGATGGCGTTGACCGCCGTGCCGCCGGTGGTCACGGTCTTGATCGCAAGCGTGACGATGGTGCGCGCGCCGGGCGAGGCGGCGACGGGGAACGGATTGGACACTGACGTGATGGCCGAGCCATCTGCGCCCTTCACGCCCACGGGATTCGTGATGGTGGTGATTGTCCCACCGCTGATCGCGTTGGCCGAACATTGCTGCCCGCTGGTGTTCTGCAGGATCGGCTTTTGCTGCCCCGCGGTATAGGTCACTGGCGGGGTGCCGCATGTGGTGACCACCGTCGCAAGGACTGGCGCCGTCTGGGCCTGCGCGGCGGCCGGAATTACCAGCGCCGCAGCGAGCAGGAAGTGGATCAGTTTCATTTTGGACCTCATATTACGATGTAGGAAGTGCCGTTGGATTGAAACGTGACGCTCTGGTTTTGCGCCGGGATGGAATAGTTGGTCGCGCCGTCAATCGTGCCTGCGACCGTCACCGTTCCGGTATTGATATTCTTTACCGTGAATTGAGACCCGGTGACAGTAGCCGCCGCGGGAAGGGTCTGCGTCGTGGCCAGTGCGGAATTGACCTCCACCGTCCCGTCGTTGGCCGTGACATTGCCGCTGACGGTCACGATCCGAATGCTTGTGCTGACGGGGCCGCCGCCGCCCCCGGCGCCATAAACGGGATCGGCGGACCAAATCTGCACATCGTTGGCGTCCTTCAGCACGACCTTGTAGGTCAAGCCCTGAAGGAAGATTGCCGGCCACCAGCCGTCCGCATTGGCCACAACCGGATTGGCGTTCGGGGTGGTCAGGGTGCTGTCGGAATAGGTGGCCTGCGGCGTCGATGTGCCGGTGGCGTAGAAATACAGCTTGCCGCCAGCCAACGGAGCGCCGTCGCCATCCATCCACTCGGCATAGGGAATTGGAAATCTCAGCGCCATTGGTTAATCTGCTCTCATGAAGCACGACACCATTCGGCTTATAGCACAAATGGCCGCCTTGGGTTTTGCCGGAATATTCTGGCGGTTCATGGCGTCGCTTCCTTTCCGCCTTGGTCGCCTGTGGGCGCGAACATCCCAATTATGGTCGAAGTAGCCGCCAAGGCCGCCTTGCTGTTTGGCTTGGCCACCCGCAGCGTCCGAAGGGCCTGCTGACCCTGTGGCGTGGTGATCAGCTTGGCCAGGCGCGGAATCGCCAGGCCGGTAGCCCCGCCACCCACCGCCCCAGCCATGGCCCCCTCTTTCATGTCCCCCCCGCTGACCCCAGCGATAGCCGCCCCGGTGGCCCCGCCGGCCAGGGTCCGCCCAGCCCGGTTGGAAAACAGGTTCATGGCCATTGTCAGGGGGGCTGTGGGGCTTCCGTCGGTCCCGGCCCTGTAGGATACCCGTTCCAGGTCCCTGACCGCCTGCTCCATCCCCTGGCGCTCTGTGGGGCTGAAGGTTTTCCAGACATTGGACTTGCGGATTGCCGTCAGGAACTTGGCCGGGGAAAAGGCGTCCTGCCCGGAAATCTGGGCCACGGGGGCACCCGAATGGGGGTTGTGGCCGGCTGCGCTGAGGGCGTCCTCGACCAGATACCGCTTGACCACCTGGGCGGTCGTCGGATCGGCCTTGTTCAAGATGCCCATGCTCTGGATCAATTCGCTGGGCTTCATGTTTTTCATGGCCTGGGCGACCCGCTCCGGGGCCTTGGCATAGTCGCCCCCGAAGAGGCGCCCCATGACAGATTCCTCGAGGCTGTTGATGGCCTGGCTATTCGATTTGTAATTGTCGCGGGCCGTCTTCAGGGCTTTGGCGATCTCGCCCACATGGCCACCGCTATCGGCCGCAGCATCAACATCGTCCATGAGGGCACGCTGGATTTTCCCGGCGATCATGCGTTGCTGGGCGTTTTCCATGTCAGCAAATACCTTGCCCGTGCCGCGGGCGGCATCGCCGTATATTTGCAGGAGCCGCTGCGTTTCCTTGGCAGACAGTCCAGCAGGGCCCGCACGGTCTAAGTCGGCCTTGATGCGTTGGACTTGTTTCAAGTATCCAGCCACAGCATCCCCGCCGCCCGGCGCACTGAAATCCTTGGCGATATCATCAAGGGTGGAATTGAGATTGTTGGGCTTCACCACCCGATAGCGGCCGGCCAGTTCATCCACCCTGCCAAAATCGGCCTTGGCCGTCGCCCGGCGCACCGTGGCGGCCGTGTTCACCACCTTGTCGAATGCCTTGGAGACAAGGTTGCCGGTCGCCTCCGGGCCCGCCGGGTTGGCGTGCAGCCGGTCCAGATTGGTGATCAGGTTATTCAGGGAAACGTCCAACTGCTTCTCGTCAAACCGCTGCATGGTGTCCGCGCTGACGGGGTGGCGCCGAACAAGGCCCTCGATGGTGAGCAGGGCCTTGGATCCGGTCGCCTGGCCGGGCGTATAGGTCTGGCCAATGTCTTGGGCCAGCTGCGCGCTGTCGCCAGCCATTTTGGAGTTCGAGAACTGCTTGTTCACGAAGTCGGCCGCCATGTTGGACGGCCTGATCTTGTTGTAAATCTTGGTGCCGCCGGCCATGACGCCACCGGTGGCACCACCGATCGCCGCGCCCTCCGCGCCGCTTTCGAGGCGGTTTTCGATCCCGCCCTCGCCCTGGCCGAAGCCATAGATGCCGCCCAGCGCCGCGCCTTGGGTAATGAGGCCGATCGCGCCCTTGGCGCCCTTCAGCAGTTTGCCGGGGCCCGCCAGTGTGCCGGCGACGTTGCCGACAATATCCGCCACGGGGTGCGCCTCGGCATCAGCCTTGAAGCGTTCACGCTGGGAGACAAGATTTTCGTCATACCGCTCGCCAATGGTCTTGGCGTCGGAGCCGCCGTGCAGAAGGGGCTGGGCCACGGCATCGACGCCGGCCAGTGCCTCGTCGGCAAAATTGCCCATCGCGCCCTGAAGCACAGCGCGGGCCGCGGTGTCGATCACGCCATCCTTGGGCTTGGGCGGCGAAACTGTCACCGCAGCAGGATAACGGCGGCTGTCGCCAACAGGGAAATAGGTGTCCTCCGCAGGGCCAGCAGGAGCGGCAGGCGTGGCGGCGGCACCGGCTTTTGAAAGGCGAGCAGCCAGCTGCGCTTTCGTCACGCCGTCGGGGACGTTCTTCACAATCGTTCCGTCGGGCATCCTCACGTCCACGGCTCAATGCTCCGGGAGATCGTTGAAATCTACCACGCCGGTGTTCACCGACTTACCACCCGAAGACCCGGGCTTGCCATTGGACGGGGGGCTCATATAGCCCGCCTCCGGCGAGAAGAACGCCTGCGTTTCCTCGTTGTTGGACTCGTACTGCTTCCGCAGGTTCCTGAGTTTTTTGATAGCAGTTTCCGCGTTGTCGTGCACGCTCGGCACAAATGGGGTCAGGCGCGGGGCTTCGCTGATCGTGACCGCAGCACCAGACCGGTCGTGAAGCTGCTGGCTGCCAACGTCTGCGACCATGGCGCGGGTTTCCACACCCTTCGGGTCAATTCGCTGGGTGATGGTGTCGCCAGCATAGGTCTTGAGGCCCACCGCGTCGGGATTGGCCTCAAGCGCCGCAATGGCCCGGTCGATCTTGCTGATGGCCGTGTTGTTGTTCTGAATGCCGGCCAGGGCAGACGACGGGATGGGGCGAACAGAGGTATTGCCGGCGACTTTTTCAATCTTTCCTTTGTTGTTGATCTGATAGGTGGCCTGGGATGGAAGGTTTGCGTCCTTCTTTTCCTGGTCGGTCATATTGCGCCAGCCGCCGCCATCGCGCTCGCGAGCGTCGGTCATGTTCTGGCCACGAATGGTCGCCCCCACGGTATCGCGGTGATATCTGGCGGTCTCTGCCAATTCGTCGGCCTTCAACTTGTTGGCGATCTGATCCTTTACGGACAGCGCCTGCATCATCATACTTTTGACCGCGCCCTCGTTGTACTGGGGCGATATCGTGCTGGTGTCGATCCCGTTGTCCTTGGCGGTCTGCAGGGCGCGCGTGTAAAGCAGCGGGCGCACTTCAGGCGGCGCGGACAGGATGCCGGAGGCCAGATCACCGATGAACGAAACCTTCTTGTGCGCCAGTTCCAGCTGGTTGCCCTGCGAGGCAACGGCCTTGTCTCGGAAGCCAATGGCCGCTTCGGGGTCAATTGCAGCCAGCGCGTTCACGTCCTCCGCAGCGCCCGTCGCCAAGCCCTGGCCGTGCTGCTGGTAAAATCCCTGCAAAGCATTCTGCCGCGCATCGTCGCGCTGCGCCTTCTGCAGGGCATAGGTCTTGAGCATGTTGCCCAGCTTGGCGGTCTGGATTTCAGCCGCACCGGCCTGGCCACGCTGGAACGATCCGGCAATGTCGGGCGTTTGAACTTGTAGGGCCAGCAGCGGATTATCCATTACCACTCACCATTCCCGTCGCCTTTATAGGACGACCCACCGAACAACTGACTGAGCCAGTTCGACCCGCCGCCCGAACTTCCACCGCCGGAATAATTGCCAGCAATACCCGCCAGATTGTTGGCCGCCCCACTCCATGCGTTTGCCGATCCGACATAGCCAGAGGCCCGTGCTGCAGCAGCGTTCTGGGCAAGATTTCCGGCGTTGACCGAATAATTTCCGATGGCGTTGGAGTTTGCGTTTCCAACGTCGGCCAGCGTGTTTGTGAGATTCGTCCCGAGCGACGCCGATTGCCCCGTGGCCGTCTGGCCAACCGATGCCACCTTTCCGAGGCGGTCCAGCCAGTTGCCATACTGCTGGTCCGCTACGCCCTGGCCGTAGGTGTTCAGCGCCTTCATCTTGGCGCCCGACCGCGACATGCCGGGGAATCGGGCGTCGACGGCCTTCATTCCCTCGGCCTTGGCGAATTCATACCCCGGGTCCGTCTGAAACCGCGGGTTGCCAGTGTTTGTGGTCTCGAAGCCCGCCGGCCGCGCGATGCCCAGCGTATCCGACAGCGCCAGCAGCGCATTCGTCCCAATATTGCGATACGGCGAAAGATCGTTGCGCGAGGTGTTGTAGACGTTGAGGGCGTCTCCCCGGGTGGTGTCGAACTGCGCCTGCTGCTGTTTCAGGCCCTCGCGCTGGACCTGTGCGGCATCTGCAGCACCTTGCGCTTGTGCATTGGCGGCGTCTTTGGCGGCACCGGCGCCCATGACGCCAGAGGCAATGGACCCGGCAGCGCCAACGGCAGCGACCGCGGTGGGGAATGTAATGCTAGGCATTGGCACCATCTCCGATCCACATCACATAGGTGTGCTGGATTTCCTTGGCGCCCTGCTTCTGGAAGAACCGCCCCAGATGCGCGCCGCGGCCCTGCACGCGATGGTGCGGGAAAATGCACTGGACGCCCAGCGCCTTCAGTTCCTTCACCGACCGCTTGAAGAGCGCGAAGGCCGCCTTGGGATAGCCTGGCTCCACATACCACGCGCCCTGCTGGGCAATCAGAAGGCCGGCGCTTTCAACGTCTGGCGTGATCTGCCAGGTGAAATACCCGATAATCTTGCCAGCCTCGCGCGCCACGATGATCTTCAGCGCCCCGGCGTTACACATCATTTCCATGAGGCGGGTGTCGATCTTGAACTTGCGGCGCGGCTCAACCCCGCCATCCACTTCCTCGAAATGCTTGGTGCCGAGCGTGTTAACTTCTGGCCAGATGGACGCCCAAGGCTCCATCGCTAGTGTAAAACAGGGCATTTGCCACCTCCGAGTTCGGCGGTCATGACCCGAAGATTCGCCTTGAACCCTTCCAGCGCGTCGTGGTTCTGGCGCAGCTTTGCGATCCGCTTGGGAAGGTCAATCTGGACGTTCAGCGCCGACAGGTTTTTCCAGCGAGCGAACGGGAGCGGCTTGCCATGGCAGAATTCGTAAATGGCGCTGCAGCCATCAAACTCTGCGAGATCGTCATAATTGACCACCAGGGTGTTATCCTGGGCGGCGATGACGGCCAGATGCTCGCTGCGCACGGCGATCTCGGTCTCATACCCAGGAAGCCCAAACTTGGCCATGGATTCGCACACTTCTTCGGTTCTGCGCGCCACCACCACGAACTTGGCTTCCGGCATGTGATAGCGGATCACGCGCCAAGCCATCATGGCCGCGGTCTCGCATGTCCCAGCCAGATGCTCGAAAGCGTCCGTAAAGTCTGAAATCTTTGAGCAGTCCACGCCGATATCGTGTCCAACCTGCACCCCATCAGCCAGCAGGCACGAAAGCCATGCCGAACGCGACCGCGGGAGGGAAAACACGATGAAGGCCATCAGGTGACCTCGATGCCGGAAACACGCAGGGTCAGCTTCGACGCCGACGATGCGATCGCGGCAAGGAACTGGCTGGCGTTAAGCCACTGGCCGACGACTTCCGGGCAGGTGTAGGTTTCGCCGGCATTGATCGAGCGGGTCAGGATCACGACGTTGGTCGCGCCGGCCGCGCCGCCAGACGGCACCAGATAGATCGAGAACGTCAGGGCGCCGGTGTCGGTGTTCGTGACCGTGCATTTGTCGATGCGGGTCTGGACGTTCGTGGCGGTGTAATAGGTGGTCGCGCTTGAGGCAATCTGAATGCCATTGAAAACTAGCGCCTTACCTGTCGCGGCCATGTTGCTTATCCCTTTACAGCACCGAGAATGAGCCAGGACACCGTGCTGGTGTCCGCTGCATTCGATGAGTTTATGACAAAACTCGTATTTGCTGTGATGGTCCCAATGCTTAACATACCTTGGGTGCCGCCCACAACCTGTGCGGTCAGGAAAAACAGGTTCGTGGAGACGGCATTGGTGTTGTTGACCGTGACGGTGCCCGCAACCAGAACGGCAGTCCCGCCGGCCAGTATCCGATAGCCGAGGCTTTTGGCGGCTTCCAGGCTTCCCAATTCCGTGGGCACCATGGGGAATGGGACGTCGGCGCCGAACAGAAACTCCCGCGGCGGCATGGGAAACGGCGTCTGGTCCGCAACCGCTCGTTCAATCTGGGACAATTCCCGCGGGCCCGGGACTTGGGGGCTGAGGCCAGCTGCAGCGGCTTTTAGCGCCTCGATCTGGCCGGCATTCTGCGAACCGTAGCTGTCCGCCTCCATGGCGAGCGTGCTGGTGGGCCCAAGGTCAACCGCGCCGCCCTCGCCACCGCCCAACAATTCAAGGTCCACGATGATATCAGTCGAGCCGCCTACCGCTTGGGTCAGCGACGTCAGGAATCGATACCATTCCCGGGTGACATATCCGGTTTTCATGTCCAGAAATGGCGATTTCGGGACCGGCGTGGCAATCATCGTCATGCGGGGGTCACCGTCGTGTCGGCATAGGCACCCATGACAAAAGGCTTAACCGGGTCGGTCACCACCACCTTGAAGATGATTTGGAAGCACTGGCCCAGCCTGCGCCAGATGACCCGGCGCCGGTATTCCCCGATTTTTCCCATGGAGCGCCAATGTTCGCTGGACCAGGTGTTTCCCCCGTCCTTGGACCACATCAGCATGGCCTGCGGGTCTGATCCCTGGCCATCGTTCAGGCCGATGCCGACCTTTATGTCCAACTGAAACCGGCTGATCTCGATCCTGGCGGTATTGGCGAAGGTTTCCGGCGAGGTGGCCTCATAGGAAATCGTGGTGCCGGCGTCGGTCGTGGCCGACAAATCCATCTGGTACAAATTGCCGTTGTCGCCGCCGACCAGCACCGTGTTGTAGGTGTTGATCGGGTAGCCGTAGGCCCAGCTTTCATTGCCGAAGGTGTGGCGCTCATGCCACATGCCGGTGGCGGCGTCGTAAAGGAACGTCCAGAGCCCGACATATTTGAGCATGTAGAAAGTATGGCCGTCGATCGTGTGCCAGGAGCCTTGCACCTGCGAAAGATCGTTGGATTCGGCCAGGACCTTCTCGATCGCATGAGTGGATATGCGCTCCGGGACATATCCGTTGGCCCGGTAGACAATGCGGTCGTCCCCAATCCAGACCACCGTGTTGTCGTAATTCTCGACGGAAAAGCCCGCAGAGCAACCGCGCTCGATCAGCGTCGAGGAAATCGGGGAAAACGGGAACAGGCTGGACCCATTGACCGCCCACGGCTCGATTGTCTCGGTCCCGAACAGCCAGACCTCGCCGTGATTGGCAAAGGCGGCCACAAGGGGGTCACCGCCGGCTTCGGCCGTGGCAAAATTCAGGGCGTCGAAGTTGAGCCCATCGTTTTGGTTCGAGACAAAGAATTCCCCGGAATTGTCCGGGACCACATGGACGAAATACCCGTCGCTTTCGGTCACATAGCGCGAGCCGGGAAAGTCGGGGTCCGTGATCTGCGTGAATGTCGTGGTGGAAATGTCATAGATCCACGCGGAGGGCTCCGAAACGACGCAAAGCTGCACCCCATTATCCGCCATCGAAACCGGGCCGGATCCGGTAATCGTGCCGAGCGCGGTCGTCCCATAGACGTTGGAAATCGAATAAAGCTGCGTTCCATAGACGCCATAAAGGACGCCGGCCATCGTGTGGTGGCCGCGGCAGGTGCCGACGATGGTGGCAGCTGCAGCTAGGCCCGGCCGGGGGCGCAGCATGAGGGGCGTCTTGGACTGCGCGGCGGGCGGGGCTGTCTCAGCGAACCAGTTGACCATTCGCTGCGCGTTCCAGGGCAGGTTCGCGGAACGATAGGACATGACGCCGAACGGGATCGGGATGGATTTCATGGGTCATGGGCCCGGTGCGGGAGGCGGGGGCGGGTCGCTCTTGGCCGTCTTCATGCCGCCAGCACTAAGAAACCCAATCGCACAGCCGACGATGGTCTGGTAACTCGGCCCAAGGATTTCGACCACCTTGGTCCCATCCACCGGCAGCCCCATGATTTTCGCTGCGACCACGCCGATCAGGCCGATGAACACCATGGCCAGGACGACCACCGACAGCACGACGGCAAAAGGCCTGGCAATGAAACTTCTATCTGCATCGCTCATTACCGCCTCCCGCCATAGCCGCCATAACCAGCGCCATACCCTCCCTGCGAGGTGAAGTCCGGCTGGAAAAACACGTTCCCATATTCGCGGTCGAAGCCCATCAGCTTTTGCTTCATGGCCTCGGCCACGATGCCAAGCTGGGTGCGCTCGTCCATGGGGAACGAATACTTGGGCGCCAGCCGATAGGCCAGATTCCATGCGATCGTCTCGATCCATTCCTGCGGGAAGTCGGCGGTCTGGGGCAGGGCCGTGAAGTCCTGGATGGGCCGCTCGAATGTGAACAGCACCAGGTCCGTCTCGTCGGACGGGGACTGCCAAAGCTGCACGAACCCCGTCACCAGCTGGGGGTCGTAATAGATCATGGTCTCGGTGCCCGGCTGCAGCTTGGTGGGCTGGTTGTAGTAATCCGGGCGCTCCTGGATGCTCAGCCAGATATCCTGGAAGTCCTGCATGTCGGCCGAAAACAGCCGCCTGCGGGCCTGCAGGAGCCGCGTGGGGCGCTCCATCTTGGTGGTGTAGGCAAACACCGCCCCATCGGTCAAAACGTCCTCAGAGAGGGCCGCTGTGATTGTGACGGTATTCCCGGCCGGGGCGCCGTTGACGGTCGTCCATTGCAGCAGGTTTCCGCCGATTTCGATGCCGATTTGGTCCCCGCTGGCGATCCCGGTGGCGTCGTCCACCACGATGGTGTGGGATCCGGCCAAGGCATCGGCCGACAGGGCCGTGACCACCAGGTCGTCATAGAGGCAGGAGCGGGTGGAATTGGTGCCGCCCAGGCTGTACTGGGGCACGCCATATTCGAGAAAAATCACCCCCTCGGTCTTGGTCCAGAGGTGCAGGCCGTCCGCCTGCCAAGCCTTGACCATGAGATTTGCCGAGCGCAGCGCGTCCTGGGTCTGCGAAGCGGTCAGGGGCTCCTCGTCCACGCCGATGCGGATCAGCGACAGCGCCTCAGTGATGATCTGAAGCACGCTCGGATTGTAGGAGGTGTTCGAACTGGTGGTCATAGGTCAGCCGGCGTGACGGTGTAATTCAGGAACGTGGGGTCTTGGTTGGGACGGCCATAGGGCACCGACATATTGTCGGGGATGCCCCTCAGATAATCCTGCGGCTGCCGGGGCTCCCAGACACGTTCCCATGTCAGGAGGTTGTTCCATTCGAACTGGCACACCGCAGACGGCAGGCGAAAGCCGGTGCGGTCGCAACGGATGAACCATTGTCCGGGAACAGGATCGGGCCGCTTATACATGCGACCCTCCCTTAACCGTTCTGGCCCTGACGGATTGTGAGGGTGCCAGTGTCCGTGCCTGACGCATCGCAGCGAAGCCTAACGCCCGTGACCGGGAATTCCAAATCCCCGTAAGCCGCGGCCTTCATGCCCGCCATGACGGGATGATCGAACCAGGTCGCCCCGCTGTTCCAAAGCGCGGCCGTCGCATAGTCCGCCGGGCTGTCGTTGGTCCATTGGACCGTGAAACCCGTCGTGGTCCCGCTGTCCGCAAAGGTCAGCGTCATGTTAAACGGGCTCTGGCGCCAGTTCACAGGAATGGGCGTGCTGTTTGCGGCACCCGTGGCGGCAACCAGCGTGATAACGACCGGACGCATGTTGGCCCCTTAGGACGGCTTGATCATGATGCCGTTGCTGGCGGTCAGCGGCGTGGCACCCAGAACATACATGTTCGCCAGGGCATTGGTGTCGCCCCAGTTGGTATTGCCATCGCCAACAAAGCCGCAATTGTTCATGGCCAAGTAGCCACCCGGCGACGCGCTGGTCATGGACACGATCTGCGTCTGGGCCGTGGCGCCGGACGACATGGCGTTCAGGAACAGGCAGTTGTCGAAGCGCTGCCAACGATCAATCGCCGACGCATCGGTGCACAGGATGCTCAGGGGCGTGGCGGCAGTGGTTGCCATGGGGAAGGTGCAATCGCGGAACACATTCCGCGGCGTCCCGCCGGCCAGCTCCAGGCTGGCATTGGCAATGGCTCCCCGGGTCACGGTGTCCAGGCCGATGACACAGCCATCGAAGGTGTTTTCGCCGGAACCGGCCGCGCCAACCTTCAGGCTGCGGGAGCCGGCATCACCAGCCGAGGCCGCGTCGCCCATGCCGCCGAAGTTGACGTTCAGGTAATAGTTGCGGCTGCCGGTGTCGGTCCATGCGATCTGGTTCACGCCACCGGTGGAGAAGCCGTTGAACACTGAGAAATTGGAGAACATGCACCCGGAGCCGGACACGGTGATGAAATTGCCGGACCCGAAAGTCGCCGCGGTATAGACCCCGGTGGGCGGGGCGATGCGGGCACGCTGGGCGACGGCGGTCGGCGCGGTGATGCCGATCAGGTGGCATGCGTTCTTCGACCAGACCAGCGTGCCGGCGGTGACCGAGCTGTCCACCGCCTGAGCCAGGGCTAGGGAAAGGCGCGCGGTTCCGGTGGAGAGGCCGTTTCCGATCAGGTAGCAGACGTCATTGTTGCCGCTCGTCATCACCGAATGGGCCTTGTAGAGCGTGGCGAAGGCGTTGCCGGGCGACTTGCCCTTGTTGCCGTCCGAACCGTTGGCCGGATCCACAAAATAGTAGTCCCCGGTGAAGGGAATGCCGGCGCCGCCAAGAACAGGGATGCCGAAGCTGGACAGGCCGTTCGGGAAATTCGTGAGAGCCATGGTGACCTCCTAAAAAAGAACCCGCCCCAGTTAGGGAGGAGAAACCAGCCGTCCGGTCGGCCAGAGCGGGTTCAGAGAACCGGAGTGTAAGACTTAGGCGCCGGGCGAACCGTAAATGCCGCGCCAGTCCGCCCACTTGGGAATGTAGCGCTCATAAGCATTGTACTTGATGTTCTTGGTGTCGCCGTCGTTGTCCTGTTCGAACATGATCGGGTCGCGCTCGAAGAAGATCAGGCTTTCCGGGCAGTCGGTGCGGACGAACCAGGCGTCGGCGTCGGTCAGATAGTTGTTGACCTTGATGCCGTCCGGGATCGCGTTGGTGGCCTTCAGCGCGTTGATGGCGTTGTTGCCGGTGTCGTTCTGCAGGACCGACTTCAGCACGCGCTGCGCTTCGAACCACAGCTGGCGCGGGATGACGAGGGACTGCGGATTGATATCGATCACCAGGCCTCGGGTGTTCTGGGCGCCAGAAATCTGGATGCACAGGTCTTCCAGCGAGGCTTCCGAGAAGTCGGCCGCGACGGGAAGGATATTGGACTGGTTGCCGCTGGACGACGGATGAGCCGCCGAAAGCATCGCCGCGCCATCACCGCCCGGATACGAGGTACTGAAGCCGCGATTGTAGACGTTGGCCGCGACGTTTTCCTTGGTCTGGCGCATCGAGAAGGCGAGGGCCTGGGTGCGGCGCTTGGCGACCTTCTCATAGAGATTGTCGCGCATTTCTTCCCAGGTGATGATGTAGCCTAGCGCATAGGCCACATTGGTGAAGCGGGAAACCGTCTGCTGGTCTTCCGAATCGTATTCGATTGCCTGGCCCTGGGGCTTGACGGGGGCCAGACCGAAGCCGGTGACTTCCACCAGTTCCTCATAGGCCATCGTGGACTGCTGGACCTCGAAAAGGTCCTTATACTGCATGGGCTTCTCGACATAGAACCGGCCCCACCAGCCAGATACGCCAGGCCATAGTGCTTTGGGGATATTGCCAGTCGAGATAACGCCGCCGAATGCCATGGTATTCTCCTATGTCTTGGACCGTTAGACGCCGACGATCTGGTTGGCGAAGCGGTGACGGTTGATGCGGACAAACCACTTGGCGTTGGCGCCAACGGCGTTGTCGGGGGCGTTGAGGAAGCCGGTGATCTTCAGATCCAGCGCGAGGTCAGTCGCCTCGGTCGCGGTGTTCAGCTCCATGCCGGACTGGCCGGTGATGGTCGAGCCCGAGCCCACGATGACATTGCAGTTCAGGCCGATATCGTTGGCCGTGAACGCGGTGCCGCCGCTGTTTTCCTGCGCCTCGAACACCAGGTTCGGGTCGTCCGCAATCAGCAGAATGCGCTGGGTGCTGGCCTCGCAGTAAATGGAAGATGCCTGGGTCACCGGAACGACGCCGACGCAGACGCCCTGGAACACATCGCCGGTGGCCGACTGGACCACGTCGGGATAAACGACGCCGTCGATGGTCTGCGACGTGCCGGCGAGGGTCACCAGATCGCCAATGAAAATGGCGACGCCATTGCCGGCGGCATGGGAATACTGGTTGGCCGCGCCGTTATAGGGCGCACCGCTGAGATAGCGGCGGGGCACAAGGCCCATCGGAATGTTTGCGTTCGACATGGTGAACTCCAAAATGGTTTCGTGGAACCACAGGAGATCACAAGTCGGCGGCTATCCCGGCGTCAGGCCCGTTTGATGGATATCCCCTGCGAGGGAATATAAGACCCATCCTGGCCGACTTTCTGGGTAAGCTCGCCACGCTTTATGAGGCCTTCCGTGGCATCAATTCGCTTCTGCTTCTCGGCCTGATCGTCCCAATACCAGTCCTCACGGATTTCCATGAGATAGGCACGAAGGGCACCACCGCCGTCCTTGGACCCGACAATCTGGCTGATCTTGCCGCCGTCATCCGTGGATTTCGCCACTTCATCGTGCAGGACAAAATCGTAACCAGCCTGCTGAGCTAGTTGGAGGCGCTGCCGGTCGTCGTTGATCCAACGGCGGACAAAGCCTTCACGATTGTTTGCTTGAAGTTTCTGGCGGAACGATCCCAGGGGGACTCGTTCGGCGCGGCCCGTATCTTTGCGATCAGGGCCGGAAGTTTCAGCGCGGGCCTTCGGGGGTCTGCCGCGGCGGACACTGGCTGCGAGACCAGAATCCATATCGGAATTATTTGCTTCGGTCATGAAAACACCCTTTCAGAATTGTTGTCAAGCAGCGGTGATCAGCCGGCCGCCTGCTCCTGCTGCCAGTATAGCTTGGAATAGGTCGCCTGATCTTTGACGGCTCCCTGCTTGATGAGCCTTTGCGCGATGGCTCGATCATCGGCCGGGATATCGTTCCAGCCCTTCGCCCCGCTGCGTCGCTGGCCATTTCCACCGCCCTCGACAGCCGGCGGCTCCGTGCGCCTGGCGTTGCTGAAGTTCTCCGGGAATCTCCTGATCACTTCGGCCTTCACCTTCGCGAGCTTCTGGGTTTCAGTCATGGTTTTGTCGGGGACCAGCTTGCCGTAGGCAGCGACGGCGACGGCATTCATCACCGGATCAGTATTGAACCACGGGTTAGCCTCGGCCCAATCAACCACTTCCTGGGGGATGGTGGCGCGTTCGTCCACCTTGGCGGGCGCGGGAGCGGTCTTCAGACTGGCCTCGGCCTCTGCGATCTCGCTCGACAATTCCTCGACCTTGTCGACGTCACCGGTGGAAGCCGCCTCGCGCCTTTCGGCCTTGAGGGACTTCACGGCATTTTCAACGGCAGCCCGGGTCTGCTCCTGCTGGTGGGTCACCAATTCCCGGAGAAGCTTGTTGCCCTCCTCCATCTTGGATTCCTGGGAGGCGATGATCTTGTCCTGCTTGCGGAGGCGCTCGCGCAGCACCGGCAGGCTTTCCTCGCCGCGCCGCACAAACTCATCGGCATCCACCCACTTGGCGGGATCGCGGCCTGACGCCTCGTATTCGGCCTTGGGGCGCCAGCCCATGCGCTGCGCACGGGTTTCGGCTTCGGATGGCTGGGCCTGTTCACCGCCAGCGTCGGCGGCATCTGCGCCGGCATGGGTCTGGTCTTCTGTGTCGGCTTCCTGCTGGATTTCTTGGGTCGCAGATTTGTCGGCCATTACCGTCCTCGCATCTTGGTGGTTTGCTTGGGTTTGGAATGCGTCGATGGCTTGGCCATGACGCGGTTATTGGCCACTTTCTGCGGCCCGCGATATTTCTCCATCTCGCGCTGGACCTGCACGCCTGTCTTGGGCTTGTCGGCCATGGCTAGTAACTGCGGGTCTTGGGTGCCGGGTAAGTCACGCCCTTGGGCCGCGGCTGGCCGTCGCCCTTGGTCATCGGCACGAACTCGGCCGCTTCCTTGGTGGACATGCCGGCCGTCTTGGCGAAAGACTTGTCGTTGGCGATCGCGTTCGCCAGGTTCTTCATACCGCTCATTGGGGGGCCTTTCCGTGTTCGGAGTGATAGCGGGCAGCTTCGGCCTCTGCTTCGGCATCAGCCGCCGTAAGCGGCGCATCGTGCGTTGGCTCGTGCTTCTTGTCGGTCTTCTTGTCGGTCATGCAGACAATTCCTTCCAAAGTTTACCGGTTTTGATTTTCCAGACGTGGCCAAAACTGACGTCGAACTCAGCCGCAATGTCTCGATATTTACCAGCCGCAGTTTTAATCGCCAATGCGGTGGCGGCGGTGATTTTTGTGCTTCCGTGTGCCTCTCCGGACAATCGGCCAGACCGGAAACGCCCCTTTGAGATGCAGTCATGCAGGTTATCTTTCGCGGTCCCAAGAAACAGATGGGCCGGATTAACGCACGCCCTTACATCGCATGTATGGCACGCAAACAGGCCGTTCGGAATTGGCCCATTCGCCAATTCGTATGAAACCCGGTGGGCTTGAAGCGGCGCATCGGACCAGATCGGGGCACCAATCTTGCCGTAACCCTTCCAAGTGGCCCCAGTCCAAAGCCAGCATCCATTCGGCCCGTCCTTATCGACGTGCCGCCAAAACCGGATTTCGAGAGGTATTTTCCTGCTCATTTTGTTTTAATGCCCGCGACATCGACATCTTGGCACAATCTATAATGGCGGCCATCAGCGCCCTCGATCAGAAGGCCAGCATATTTGGCAATCTCGACGCGATCACCGGCCTTCGGAACAAGGCCGGGCCAGGCGCGGTCTGAATTGGGCCAGTCTGTGAATGCTGCGCCGCCCACCGCCACGATGGTGCCCTGCGTGACGGCCAAGGACATGCGCTCGACCACATCGGCCGGCATCGTGATGAGGCCGCTGGCGGTATTGGCGTCCACCCAATCGGTCATCACAAGAATCTTGGTCCCGATCGGCTCGCAGCCAGAAGCGTTGCCCTCATAGGGGTGGGCCACCAGCTTGATAAACGACTTTTTGGCGGGATCGGGGAGGCGCTTGGCGAGGCCTAAATCGACGTTGGTCACTTGGCGTCCTTTGCTTGGGGCTCCGGCTCGTCCGGTATGCCATAGAACTTCTTGATGGTCTTGTAATCCATTTCGGCCAGGTCTTTCAAATTCTGGCAGCGAAAAATGGCTTCGTGCAGTTCGGTGTCCTTGAAAGCCCCCTCCGCAATGGACTCCATGATGTTGGCCCGGCTGTCCAACAGGTAGCGTTTCATGGCCGCCCAGCCGGACGAAGCCGCAAGCCCCTGCCATTCGTCTTGGGTCATGGCAATCATTTCACGCCTCGATAAAACTTGTGATGGCCGAACTGGCCACAGAATATCGCACCCTGTACCCATGCCGGCGGATCGATCGACACGGCGTAATAGTGGGTGGCACCACCGGTCATATCGGCCTCGCTATGCGCCCCGGCGATGATATCGCGCATCCGGCACAGGGTTTTGTCATCCTCTGCCAAGCTGCAGGCGCCCGCAAAATTCGGGTCGTGCGGCATATACCACCCGCTGAACTGGCCTTTCCAAAGGCAGACGGAAGCCAGAGTGCGCCCCCAGCGCCCGTCTTTCAGGCGATTCCAGATGACCGATGCAACGGCTTTTTGGCCGTCCAGAGGCTCACCACGGGCTTCCTGCCATAAGGTTCGGGCTGCCACTTCATAGGAAAAGCTCATGACGCGGTCCTGCGGCGACCGCTTGGTGCCCTGGCACCCGTCAGCATTTCCTTGGTCACCCATGGCAGCGCGTGCGGCTTGGCCTCGAATTTGGCCTGGTCGGCCGGTACTGGCCGCCGATATTTTGCCCTGTATTCGGGGTGCAGGTAGTTTTGCACTGCACCAAGAGAGCAGCGACGGCGCTTGGCGATCTCCGCAGGCACGAATTCCGCCTCAATATCGGCCTTTATGCCCGACACCTGCCACTCAGTGAGGCGGGCGGGCATCAGGCGGCCACCGGGGCATCTGGGGCGGGCGCGGCCGCAGCCTGCTGGGCTTGTTGCTGCGCCCCGGCATGAGCCGTCAGGGTGTCCAGGATCAAGCGTAGGTGGCCAAGGTCTATGGCACCACCGGCCGCTTCGGCATCGGCCAGCGCCTTCATGGCGTTCGCCCGCTTGTTCTCGGCATCGGCGTGCATCGTGTCGATCTTGGCCGACAATTCTGCGAACTTGGCCAGCACCTCGGGAGGCGGCCCCTTAGGCGCTTCGGGGAACAGCTCGTCAATGTTCTCGATGGCGGCGGCGGCGAATATGCGGCGCAGAATGTTCTGGTCGTTAAGGCCTTTGCCAAGAAAGCCCTGCAGGAATTGCGCTCGCGCCATCCGCTGCATGTCCGACACCATCGTCGGGTCCGAAATCGGGATGATATCGCTGGGGTTGCCCTTGTAATCGCCAGGCTTGATCTGGGGGCCCTCGGCCTGGAACGCGGCCAGCATTTCCGGGTCCAGGTATTTCTGGTTGAGCCGGTACAGCTTGGCGTATTCGTCCTTCAGGGCCCGGTGGATACGCTTGTAAATGGCCGTGAACACCTTCAGGCCCTGCTCGATCAGTGCCATGGTGGTGGTGGCCGGCGTGTTGGCGCTGGGCTCGTTACCCGAAAGCACGTCCTTGACGCTGGCGATATCCTTGCCCGCATCGATCATCAGGCCAAGCATCTGGAACAGCACCGGGCTTGGGTTCGGGAAGGTCAGCGGGACGATGTTTTCCTTCGCCGTGCCGCCAGGGCAGTCGACCTCCTGGTATTGGCCAGGCTGGAAGCGGAACGTGCCGCCCTTCAGGCGCAGACCATTTCCGATAAATCCGCCACCCGTGTTGGCCAGCGTTCCGGCATCGAGCAGCTGGTTGATGACGGTGTTGATGCCCTCATTGATCGGGGACAGCAGCCAGGCGAAGCCGACGTCGTAAAACTCGCCATCGGGGTGGGGAATGAACGGGATCTTGGTGAAATACTGAACCGCCTCGATGCAAATGATATCGCCCGTGGCCTGATCCACTCGGACCGTGTCGGCGTCCCAATTGGCCCGGATGCGGACGACCTTCTGGCTGTCCTTGTGCACGGTGACGATATAGGGCTCCGAATAGCCGTCGTCGTCCAGATCGATGCGCCGGTGCTGCTCATAGAACTCCTGCGGGCCGTCCTCGTCGTCGGGAGCGGATTCCGGCGCCTGATATTCAAACGGGACGAACGATTTTGACCGAAACCGCGCCTCGATCTCATGCGGATAGAGGTTGATCAGGTGGGTGATGCGCGGGGCCACTTCCAGGCACGGTGCCGAAGCATTGACCACCAGATTCATGGCGGTGACAAAATCGGAGCGGTTGCGGCCCAATTCCGGGCTGAAATAGGTCTTTTTGAACGCGCAGCCAGCAATCGGGAGATTGTGGAGCATCCGGTCGACTTCGGGCTCCCACTCGTCCATTTCCGTCAGGCATTGCCAGGACATATGGGCGCTGACCCGGTCGGCTATGACGCGGCGCTGGCCCTGCGGGTCTGGCCCAAGGATCTGGGTCTTGACCACGCCATTGTCCGAAATGATCGCGGGATAGGCCCTGGCGGCAAACTGAATGCTGGCCGTGGTCATCAGGGGAAAGCGAATATTGGCGCTGTTAGGCCACGGGAAGGCCTTGGGTGTGGCCTTCTGCAGCGCCAGGTCCATGCCGAACTCGGTCCTGGTCTTCCAGGCCTCGCGGGACGTTTCGTCTATCTCGACGCCTTCGCAGACGTCAGAGCCGATTTTGGAAAGCTGCTCGTCGGTCAATTCGACGGCGATATTCGGGACGGTCATCAACCGCTGAAGTTCTTGCAGGATGCTTACCGCATCGCCTTCTTCCTCGCCGCCCACATCCACATCGGGCACCAAGTCCTGGGCGCTATCGTCCATCTCGGTTTCGTCGGGTTGGTCCACGCCTGCATAAGACATTCGCTAATATCCAGTCGTGGGGCTGCGACCGCCGGCATCGCCAGTCCCGCGCCGCGGACGGTCCTCGTCATGGCTTTGGCGCTGGGGAATGGTCATGGCTTCGAACAGGTGCGCGAAGGCCCAGACAAGGGCGTCGACGCGGTCAGGGCTTTCCCCGGGGAGGCGATCGCTGGCGCTTTCGGGCGTGAACGCGATCTGCTGGTCCTCAAGCTCGGGGAACGTGCCAACATGGGAAATCCGGTTCTGCTCGTAAAGGGCCGCAATCGGTTCGGCGCGAATATACTTGCCGCGGGTGGCCCGCACAAGCGTCACGGGAACATCGGGGGCCACTGAGCGTATAACCCTCTCGACCATCTCGCCGCCCTGGTTGGCTTCGGCGACGATCATGTCCGCCTCGTACTTGCGATAGAGGCTGACCGCCCGGCGGGCCCATTGGTCGGGGGTGCCAACCAGGCTGCCGTCTTCCAGCACATAGCCGTGCTGGTTTTTATCGCTGCCGGCCGCAATGATGCCCGTCTCGTTGGAACTGTCCCCGGAGGTGATGGCCGGGTCGATCGCGACCACCAGCTTGGCCAATGGCTGGACGTCCTCCACCCGCACCCGGTTCTCGTCCAGATTGCGCCGCGACCACAGGGCGCCCGGCACGTCGTCCAGGATTTCCGCCTCAATCTCCTGGCGCCCAAGCCTGGTGCCGGCATAGCGCTCGATAACGTTGCGCCGATAGGCCATGGCCAGGTTTTGGAGGTTGTCCGTGGACGAATACCGCGTCACCACCACGGTGGGGTCTTTCATCATGGCTTTGATCAGGGAAATGGGCCGCGGCGTGGTGGTGGCCAGCCAGCGGGGGTTTTTCCCAAGGCGAAGGCCCAGCATCAGGTTATCAAACACCAGCTGGGCGTAGCGATACTTGGCCAATTCATCGAGCCACGCCCCGTCAAACTGCGGGCCACGAAGCTGGTCGGGCTCGCGGGCGTCGTAAAGCGTGGCTTGGGCGCCATTGGGCCAGACCAGCTTTGGGCGCCCCTTGGAAGACGACCCGGTAAATGTTGGCTTGAACCAGGGCGGGGACACGGCGATCAGGCCGGATTCGCCGTTGACCATCACGTCTTTGCCGTCGGCCGAGGTTTCCCCGATCAGGGCGATGCGGCCCATGTTGCCGCTTTCGACGTTCTCGCGGACCCATTCGGCGCCGCTGCGCGTTTTGCCGCCACCGCGGCCGCCCAGCTGCAGCCAGCCGATCCAGTCCCCGTCCGGGGCGATCTGCTTGGGCCTGGCCCAGCGCCGCCAGTCGTACAGCAGCACGGCTTGCTCTTGCGGGGAAAGGTCGGTTTTGAGTTTCTCGCGCTGGTCAGGCGTCAGTGAGCTTATCCAGCTTTTTTGCGAGTTCGGGTCCGATTTCATTGATCACCTGCAGCGGGTTTTCTTTGTCGCCGCTCACCGTGACGGATTGGGCCGACATGCCATCCAGGCGGTTGCCGATCTCTTTCATGGCCGAGACGTCGCCTTCGGTCGCCATCTTGATCAGCCGGTGGGCCAGGATATCGAGGTGCTTGGTTTTCTTGTCCTGGGATAGCCGGTTGACGGCCCGCATGATGGCGTGGCGCCAGAGTTTGTCGGAAAACGGGCCTGCGTAAGTGTGAGCCTTGGCCATTAGGGTTTCCTGCGTTTCTTGGGGGTCACTATAGCGGAAAGCGGGGTTTTCCCGTCAAGAAGCGCCTTTTCACCGGTGAAGGCCTCCCAACGGTCTATGATCACGCGGCCGTATGTCGGGTCTATTTCCACCCCATAGCAAACGCGGCCCTCCATGTGGGCAGCGATCAGGGTCGTGCCGGATCCGGCAAATGGCTCATACACACCGTCGCCAGGCTTGGCGTTTTTGGAATAGGGCTTGAGGTCCGCAATTTTCAGGTATTGGACCTGTAATTTTGTTGCGCGGGGTTTGGCCATGGGGGTTTGGGTTTTTAAGCCTTTGCTTGGGTTTTAATTTTATTGCGTTTTCTGTTCTGAGATTACCCGTGTGGTGGGGACGGCACAAGCGGGCTATTTGCGGCGCGGTTTCCTGGTGCCGGCGGTGGCCGCCCTGGCCGTGATTTCCTTAATGTCGAGGGGGCCGCGGCAAAGGTGGCGGAATTCGGAAACCTTGCACGTTCGACACTTTGGGGCTGCGCTGGCCTTGGTTTTGCGCTCGACAGGGTCTTTGCTCATGGACGCTCTCTTATGTTTGTGGTTGAGAATTGGCGGCGGACCAGCCGGTCAGGAACCAGCACCACGCTGCCGTGAGCGGCGACCGGCCATACTGGCGGTCTGCCATTTCAAGGCCGAACGCCCCTCTTTGCTGGGACGTTGCCTCTTGCCAGGACTTCACGTCCTTGAGCCCTTCGCACAATTGTTCGACGGTCATAGAATTTGCTCCCGATTTCTGGCGGCAGACAATTTCAGAGTGGGCCTTAGCCGTCTGCCAGGGCAGGCTTTCAGATTTGATCGCGGGACCGCAGTTCATGGCGCAGCTACCGTCATCGTGGCAGTCGCCACACGGCGGGACGCTGCGGACGCCAAAGCTTTCCAGCCCGGTCACAGGTACCTCCCCGCGAGAAATGCAGCGTCCACCAGCAGCGCAACGCCGCAAAGCAGCAGGCGAAACCAGAATGTGAACAGGCGCGGAATATCCCACATGCAAAAACGCTCCTTAGCTGCGATCTTCTTCTGGTGCGAAAATAGCTTCGCCCGGTCCAAGCCGTTCCCATTCAGCGGGCCAGTTCGTGCCCATAGCCTTCTTGACCATGTGCCAATCCAGTTCCCCGAATTGAGCGTGGGCGTCGAGAACGTCTTGCTTGGTCAGGTCAGGCATAACCGCTCCTTTAACCGGCTGGCTTCATCAAGAAGCCCAAGCCATTTTCCTCAGCCTGCAACAGCGCAGCGATACCACGAAGGCCGCGCGCCATAAGGCATGTTCCTTGTGCCGGCGAGTTACCGGGCTTCCCATCCGCGCCGATGAACTTGATCTTCTTGGCGACGAACAGGGTCATTTCCATTTCGGGCGCGAACTGCTGCCACCAGGGCGCCGATGTCCGGTCCGGTACCAGGCACACTCCGTTGCCGTGAAGGCAGAACTTGCGAAGCCATGGCACCAGGCCATTGCGGCCACCGAAGGGCGGGTTCATCCAGACGAAGCCGCGCCAGTCCTTGCCCAAGCTGTCGGCAGTGATGAACGCGCCGGCTGGGATCCATGGCGTCACGTCAAAGCCTGGGCTCGACACGTCCATGTCGAACTTAGCCTGCATTGCTTCGAAGACGTGCGGCGGCGTGTACCACTCGTCTGTCGCGCCCAGGCATTGTTCGTGCGTTCCCATGTGGATCAGCGGCTCCCTTAGCGCAGACGCTCAACGGCGTCGGTGACTTCGACTTCAAACTCGATGCTGGTGCCGTCATCGTTGCCGTGCTGGCTGACGATATACCCCCGGATCGTGACCGGGATGCGGT